GCCATATTGATACTCTGGTCATAGTCAGCGTCCATACCATTGTAACGCAGTGGTGTACACATTATAGCAACCTGTGGGTTGTTCGCTGCTCCACGAATCTGAAATTCACAATTCCCCGTTGACGCTTCATCTGGCAAGGTATTGAAATACTCATACTTATAAACGGTACTCTGTCCTTCACCATTCTCGACTCTTAAATACTTATAAGGGTATGTATAAAGTTTCTTATTTCTTGGTACATAATTAGAACCACCTATTGTACTATATGGTTTAGAAATGTTTTTATTAAACCACGGAACGGCACTTCCGTTTGTCACAAATTTAGACGGTACTAATTTCATGGTAACAATTTCGTCTATCCTGTTATCATCGGTAAGCGTATTCAATTTAGTTTCAAGCAATCCAAGATTAGCATCATCCAAGAAATAACTGTATGTGGCAAGTGGGTTATATGTCCCCTGCTGTTGTACACTTGGTCTTACGTCACCTTTTTCTTTGTTGTATGATTTATACATCATTACAACAGGATCGCCCAAGGAATAATAATCAGTATCCTCACACACATACAGCCCTAAGTTCAATCCTTCATCTGCTATATTAGCGCCTATTGCGTCGTCTACGGTGTGCTGTCTTTCTATAAAGCACTGTCCAAGGGTAAAATTTCCCATCCAAGTCATCAGTACATCAATTTCAAAATTTATCTGTGTACATTGGTTATTTATATACTCAACATTTTTAACAAACGCATAGAACCATTTATTCTCAAAACTGGTATTCTTAAACCGCATATATGATGCACTAATCAGCCTACTCATAGGCAATTCAACACGAATATACCCACGCTGTTCTCTATTGTAGGTCATTGCTGTTGCTGTTGCCAACTTAGTAAGACCAGAAAAGTAGGAATCTTTTGCGCTAATACTGGCGAAATAAAGCGTATCATCATAGTTGTTATTCAAGCCAACATTTGAAAAAAATTCAACTGTGCTGTTCGGCGCAATATAAGCCATAGTATTATCCTTTCATTTAATAAAGTGGGTAGCACCTAAGTGCTACCCACCCGGAGGAAAAAGAATCAGGCAACCGTGATAGTGCAAGCATCACTCTTAGTGCTGTCGAATGTTGAAGTTGCTGTTACCACGATTTTATCACCAGTTTTTGCATCAGTGCCAATGACAACCTTACCAGTAATATCCACAGTAGCTTTTGCGCCTTCAGCAACACTCCATGTTACCGTCTGCGGTGCAAAGTTAGCGGTAACAACTTCTGCGGTGAGAAGTACGGTCTGTCCTGCTCCTGCGGTAACGGTATCCGGTGAAACGGTAACAGTTTTTACAGACGGAACACCCGGCACGAACACGGCACTGTTAGCAAACGGTGAAACACTAAGCGTCTTCCACACATGGAGCCAATAGTTCCAGTAAAGACCCTGTCCGTTGTACTGGTCAGTGAACTCAAGCAGATTGTCAAGAATCATGAACCAATCACGATCAACAAGCACAGCCGGAATAGTAGCAAGGGCGTTCAGTTCGTCCTGCGTAAGCGGAACATAGTTCTCATCATCCTTGAACAGAAGTGCAAGCCTGTCATTGTCCAAAGACGCAAACGAGTCAACCAGAACTCTTCTACCCATAAAGTCTGCCTTATCCATGTTGAATGCAGAAGCAAGCACTTCGACATCCATCACAGCATCAAAGGCAGAAGTAAGGATAATGTACTGATCCCTCTTATCGGTGTAAGTGTGAACACCCGCCTGATTGTATTCTGTGGTCATAAATTCCATTCCGTTTGATACGCCCTTGATTGCACCAACTATAGACTTCATATTAGTTGCATTTGACGGAAGGTTGATCGGAACCGCTTTGAGCCTTCCGTTAAGGATATTCACTGCGACCAGATACTTCATAACAAGGAACTCGTCATAGTTCGCTCCTGCGTACATGGAATTGATGATCTTAGTAATAAGATCGGTAACCCCATCCCAAGTCAAGAAAGCCTGTCTAAGCTGATCCCTCTGAACCGTAACCTTATAGAATTTCTGGTAGTTAAGGATATGGAAAGCTGCCCTCACATCAGGAATCTCACGCTTGAATACTTCAGATTCAGCGGTTTCCGGGTCATACTCAAACGGCTTTGCAATCTCAACAAACACCTCTTCAATGGTTTCGCCAAATTCAAGCATACCACGCTTGAACATATTCCACGGATTGTCATACATCTTGGATGTGACAAGCACTCTTCCAATTCTGTTGACAAGTGCATTCAGAAATTCATTCTGAAGTGCCGGGTAATTCATAAGAATGTTACCAATGGATCGTACACTATCAAGTGAATCGTCAGCCTGTGGGATATAGTTTCTATAATCCGCACTTGCGTTGTTACGGATAGCATTAAGAATATCAACACTTGTTGCACTAAGTTTCTGAACACTCGGTCTTGTAGGCATAATATTATCTCCTTTCTATACTCATTGTTTACTCAAAAAGGTCGTCAAATGTAACGTCCTTTTCTTTCTCTTCGTCTACTACTTCCTTTACCAGAACAGAACCACCGCCAGAGAAGAAACGCTTTTTATATTTTTCTTTCCAAGCCTCATCTAAATCTTTGTACCTCTGTTCCCAATCTGTTCCGTCACCATTTGCTTTTTCATCAAGGTTATTATAAGTATCTGTCATATCCTCAATGAAAGTGAGTGAATCGTCGGAAGTATCTGTTCCAACAATCTTCTGAACTCTGTCAAAAAATTCATCTCTTGTAAGTACAGCCATTAGTTTTCTCTCCTTTCTTAAAATGGTATACGTTTGAGCATCATCCAAAGTGGCAACTTTTTACCTACTGTTGGTGTAGGTCCTGGTCCCGGTCCCGGTCCCGGTCCTGGACCTGGTCCGGGTGGATCTGGTGACAGTCCGTGGAACAAATCATATGCATATTGTCCCCATCTTACTCTTGCTTCAAAGTCCACCCAACCCGGAATTTCCCAATAGTGCCACTCAAAATCATAAAACCAGTAAGTCACGGCATCCCGGATACTCATACTTGAGTTATGAATATATGTGTCAAACGGAGTTGACGGGTATCTGCTACTGGTTTGCCAACCCCACCTTGCTCCCTGTCCAATACCCATATCGGTGTAGGTTGTGTCCGTGGCTTTTGTCATAAGAAAACACTGGTAACGACCATCATACCAATTATATCCGTCTTTCATAGCTGCCCACGGAAGAGGATTAGGGTATGAACCAGAATATGCAGGGTAATCTGTCCACTGTGCTAAACCCATTCCACCCGGAAAGTATGGTAGATTATTCAGTGTTCCGCCATGTGACGTTTCGTATATTCCGGGATTAAAACCAGACTCTTCATGAAAGCAGCCACATGCTCCTGCTATTGCTTCATCAGACCAACCATAATTTCCTTTCAGTTCGTCATAGATGCAATGAATATTGTTGTCCTGATCGGTCTGTGACAATGCAGTTCCAGAACCACCTATCTTATACACGAAAGTTCTCGGCATGATTTAATCTCCATACTTGTTAAACAATTTCACAAGATCGTTTACGCAAGATTGAACACGTTTATAGTCATAGCCATCTGCTTCTATTTTCTTCTTGCGTTCATCGTTTACACCGTATTTTCCTGCTAACACTTCGAATGCAACTGATACAACCGTTGGTAGTCTAAACATATAACTTTCCATCACTCATCTCCTGATTTGAGAATTTCGCACAGCCGGGTAAGAACAACCGTATTGTTATTCACTGCCGTGGTCATATCTGTCATTTCCTGACGGTGCTGTTCGTTCAGCTTGTCAACTTCCTCACGGTTTTTGTCCGTGGAATACTTGACGTACCACATCATTGCGCCACAGCATACAATAGGAAAGCCAACCTGTGTAACCGCTTGAACAAAAAACTGTATATCCATATTTATCTCCTTTCTGCCGTATTTTTGGATGATATTATCTCAGTGATATTATAGCGTATTACTTGCAATTAGTCAAGTTATCTGCTATAATTAAGACATGGATACTAAATATTATGACGGAACTAAATTATTGTCTATGCTTGACATAAACGGTCGCAAGCCTGAGTTGTATCTTTGCACCACAAACAGAACAGGTGGAAAGACTACTTATTTTAGTCGTTTACTGGTAAACAGGTTTTTAGACCGTGGTGAGAAATTCGGTCTAATTTATAGGTTCAACTATGAATTAGATGATTGTGCCGATAAATTCTTTAAGGATATAGGAAATCTTTTCTTCAAGGGAAAGAACATGGAAAGCAAAAGACGTGCATCTGGTATTTTCCATGAGCTGTTTTTAGATAAGGTAAGCTGTGGCTACGCAATTTCATTGAATAGTTGCGATCAGTTGAAAAAGTATAGTCATCTATTTAGTGATATTTCAAGGCTTATGTTTGACGAATTTCAATCTGAAAGCAACCACTATTGCAATGATGAAATCAAGAAGCTGTTAAGTGTACACACAAGTATTGCACGTGGTAACGGTGAACAGATAAGGGAAGTCCCGGTATTCATGATCGGCAACCCTGTCAGTTTAATAAACCCATACTATGTTGAATTGGGTATATCAAGTCGGTTAAGAGATGACACAAAATTTCTAAAAGGTGACGGTTATGTTTTGGAGCAAGGTTTTATTGAAAGTGCGTCAAAGGCTCAACTGGATAGTGGCTTTAATCGTGCTTTTATGCGTAATAATTATGTGGCTTATAGTGCTGAGTGTGTATATCTTAATGATAGTAAAGCCTTTATTGATAAGCCTGTCGGAAATAGTCGCTATATTGGCACATTGAAATATAAAGGGTCTGAGTACGGCATCAGGGAATTTAACGACTTAGGTATTGTTTATTGTGATGACAGACCAGATTCATCGTTTAAGTATAAAATAACCGTAACAACATCTGATCATGAAATTAACTATGTTATGCTGAAAAGGAATGACTTATTTATATCTAACCTTAGATTTTACTTCGAGCATGGTTGTTTCAGATTCAAAGATTTAAGATGCAAGGAAGCAATATTAAAAGCATTATCCTATTAATGGTATCCACACATGATTGCTTATTTGAACTATTAGGATTGCACAGGTGAAAGATACTGCCTAATCAAGTTTGTCGGTGATGCAGACCGCTTTTAAGTACCATGTGTTACGGATATAACAAAAGCCGTGGTAATGATTCTTCGGAATCACCCACGGCTTTTTATTTACATCTGATCTATCAGTTCAGTTAGTGCATTTGAAATATCATTTCTATAAGTCCGCAATAGTTCGCAAAATGTACAATCTGTACCATTCAATCTTTCGTAAGCTCTGCATACTTCGCATTCACCACAGTGTTCAAAATCTTCTACAATATTCCGTAAATATTCATCCCTCATACCCATATCAGTTTACCCCTGTTGATCCGAAACCACCCCGGTCTGTGTTACCTAAAGTTTTAACTCTGGTAAAATCAATAGGTTCAGTTTTCTTGATAAGCCTGAATTGGCATATCCTGTCGTTCTTATATATCTTTGTCGTGCGTAAAGCAATAACAGGTAAGCACCACTGATCATTATCACCACAATATGTTTCGTCAATTACACCTATTGAGTTGACTTGTATGATCCCCCACTTTTTAAATGTAGATGATCTCGGTGCAATGATAGCTGTGTAACCTTTGGGTATCTGCATACAAACGCCTAACGGAATCTGAGCATATTGAAACTGTTCAAGATCAACGTCTTTCCCTGCTCTAAGGTCAATCCAGTCTCCTGTGTCTGATACCTCAATCGGCTTAATATCTAAAACATATTTGATCTTAATATCTAACATTATTTTACCTCATTTCATAAGTTGTTTCTACCAATAGTGTGCCACCTTTTATGCGCTTAGGCATAAGTTTTCCGGGCACTTTAAGACCTACCTTAAAATCTGTCAACTCACGCTTAACCTTTAAAAACTCTTTTTCTTCCTCTGTGTAATTATCACCCTCTTTCTCTGTGTACCCATTCATTGATAACTCAAACAGGTCTTTACATTTTTTAGGCATACCAGCACACTTTATGTTGTAATACGGCTTTTCTATTGGTTCACAATTTTCATGGGTGACGTGTTCAATATATGTTTTCTGTCTCGCAAATATAGCAACGTCCCAACATGACTCTAATTTCCAATGACAAAAGTTCTTATCATGTACTGGTACGCCTTTTATCTCTGTTGGTGCAAGGTCGCAATGAATTGAGTCAGTGTCTGCATAAATAAAACCCGGTTCATCTTTGCCATGATAGTTCTTCTGGGCGGCTCTTATTGTGAAATTCCTTGCGTAACTTGTTATAGCTGAACCCACAGGAATATAACCCGGAGTCTTTTCATAGGCTGTAACAGGCATGAACCCTATGGTTTTATCATCTTTAACATACGCAAGTTTGAATGATGAATCCATATTGCTTGCCATTTTTCCGTATAGATTATTAAGAAATAGTTTGGCTAACTCACGCATTGCTCCCTTGCTCTCAAGTTTAAGTTTCTTATACCTTTCTATGTACTCATCAAAGATACCTTTAAGTGCTGAAAAATAACAACCGTCAAGAATCTCAAAATCTATAACATGATAGTGTTCCCGGAATAGGA